CAACAGTTTCATAAGGAGTGGATATGATTTATGACAGCGACCACGTTTTTCACGTTTCCAAAACCGGCAACGATGCTAATGGTGGTCTTGCTCAGCAATATCCTATTTCATTGGTAAATGATTCTAAACTTACAATCGGCTCGGCTCTCTCTGCTGCCGCTTCTGGTGATACCATTATAATCTGGCCAGGAGATTATGCCGAAACTGTCAATTTGGATACGGCAAATAAAACCCTCACAATTATAGGTACTGACCGTTACAAATCCAAAATAGTCCCAGCTTCTGGAAATGCCCTTGTGCTCGAAAACGGGTGTACCCTATTGAATCTTAACATAGAGGCATTGGAGGCAACCACGGATATTTATGCAGTAAACGCAGATGGAAAAACTGATATATTGATAGATGGCTGTATTATGTACGGCAGGACTGACGGATTGCTTATGACGGATTCGTTTAATTACATAGTTAAAAATTCCAGAATCAAAGGCAAATATGACGGTGTTAATGTACATGCTGCTCTCGGATTTGTATTCGATAATTGTGTTCTTATAACAGACGGTACTTATGGTACGACCACTAATTCCCGCAGTATTTTTGGAGGCGGTCGTGGATGTTTTAATAATTGTTCTATTATTGCCCGTCGAATAGATACAACTGCAAATAATCTTGGTGGCTGTATAGACCACGCATTTGCTGCGGCTAATATGACATTTAATAACTGTCTTTTCGATGTGGACGGCGGAGCTAACCAGAGTGGGGAAGCTTATGGGGTCAAGACAACCCACGCTTCCACTATGATAATATTTCAGGGCTGTTCCTTTTCGACTGTCTCGGCAAGTGCAGGGACAGGGCCATTTGATTTGTATAACACTACTGGGACTATTGTTGTTAATGGTTGTGCTTATAGTACCACAAGTGGAACGATAACGATTGGCGATTCCGGTTTTGCTGCCGCAGTTAATACTCAAGCCGACACTGCTCTTTCTGATATTAATCTCGACCATCTAATGAAAGTCGCTTGCGGAGCGGATGACGTTGTTAATAATACCGCACTTGCAAAGATAGTAAGTAAAGATGCAACGGCTGACTGGAGTGATTTTACCAATACCACCGAAAGCCTTGAGGCATTAAAAGATGGGATTCTCAATACTTTAGAAACTAAAATCGATAATACTTATGATAATACAGATACCATAATAGCCGCTACGACTACAACAAATACACGATTGTCAGTTGTTAGGGCCGCTGTCTTAACTGATTGGATAAATGGTGGGCGGCTCGACCTTATTCTCGATGCCATACTTGCAGATACCGCCGCTGGTGGGAGTGCGCCATTTATAGAGGATTGATATGGGATGTCCAGCACAATGTATTTTAGGTCAAAACTTGACCTTCACGATTAATACCAAAGATGGTACGGGTGCGGCGGCTACGCCTACAGGCAATGTTAGTTATGCCGTCTATGAAGATACTACTACTACCGAAATCCTGACGGGGACGATGTCAAAAGACTTCGACGCTAAGACTGGTTTTTGCTTGAAGCAAATTGCCTGCACAACTGCTAATGGTTTTGAGCGTTATAAATCTTATTCAATACGGATTACAGCCGTTGTATCAAGCATTACGCTTGCTAAAAGCTATACATTTCTCTGTCTCGGTATAGAAGATACGCCTACCGCAACGACTGGCGCATTGACCAGTACGGCTAATTACAAAAGCTATGCGGGGATAACACATACTGACGACGATACTCTGATAGGTTATTTAGTTAGCAGGGCGACTTCAGCGATTGAAGGGTATTGCGATAGGACTTTACGCTCGGCCTCTTATCGGCAGCAATATGACGGAGACGGGACAACCGAATTGTTCCTAAAAGAATACCCAATTACGGCAATCAATTTATTATCCGTAGGCCGAACGGATATGGTGCGGCTGACTAATGTTAATAGCGATGCCTATACCGCAAGGGCAACTGTTGATGTTACTAATATGACTTTGTATGTCGATGGCGGTACTAACGACGGCAATGACGAATTAACTTTAGCCGATTATACATTAACAGAATTGGTGGCGAAGATAAACGATGAATTAACAACAGGCTGGACAGCTACTCTGCAATCATCTACTTATGGAGTATGGGAGGCTGATGAACTCCTACCGGTTATGGGATTAGAATGCTTGGATAGTTACGCCTACGTCCAGTGCCCAGACGACCCCGAATCGGACTATCAAATTTATGCCAATAGGGGAATTATATATCTGCCGACTGGTTTTACATCAGGGCATAATAATATAATCGTTAGATATACGGCAGGCTATTCAACTACACCGGCAGATTTAGAGCAGATAACAATCGACCTTATAAATACTTATTACAGAAGTCGTAAAACGGATTCTACCGTTAAAGAAGAACGGCTTGCCGACCATAAAATAGTCTATGCCAATGAAGGCGGTGGCGGAGCAAGGGACATCCCTCAACATATAGCAAAAAGATTAGCGCCGTATATGAGATGGAGATATGCAGTATGAAAATCTTTTATATCTATTGGCTCAAGATAAAAAGGATTCTGCATTATAGATTAACAACTAAAGAATGGGCTTTATCAGTTGGATACGATGGCGATTAGCGACTTCTTTAATTCGACTGCGGTAGTTTATCAACTGTCCACTACACAGACGGGGATGGGGGGTATGCGCAAAAATTACGATACCGTTAGAATAGCCGCTTTGAAATGTCGAATATCGAATAAGAATATTTCAGAGATAGATATGTACGGCAAGATGACCGTTCGTGAAGGGTGGCGATTGTACTGCGATGGCTCCACTACAAATCAGGCAATAGCCGAAAGCGATAGAATAGTAGTGGCCGGAAAGACCTTTGAGGTTACTGGAACTAATAACGTAGCGATATTGGATAGGCATTTACAAATAGATATTATGGAGGTCAGATAATCGAGACAGCGGTAATAATACTGCTTATGGCTGTGATATTGATATGGCTGAAACGAAGATAAAATGGTACGGGGCTTCCGTCCTAACTCTTGCAACGCAAGCCAATCTTGATGCTATGCACAAGGCAACGCTTATGGTTGAACGGGATGTTAAAAAGTCTTTTCCTAAAATCGGTACAGGTCGAGTTTATAGTAAGGGCAAAGGCAAAATTCATATTGCCAGTATGCCAGGCGAACCCCCTGCAATAGATACAGGTAATCTTCGGGCATCTATACAAAGCAAAGTACAAGTCAGGGGCATAAATGTTCTCGGAGAGGTTGGCTCCGATATGCCCTATTCGTTATATTTGGAATTGGGGACAAAGACTATGACTAAAAGACCGTATCTAATGCCTACCGTTAGGAAAGATAAGCGCAAAATAGGTGAGATTTTCAAGAGGGCTAATTCGTGATAACCGAAGTCGCTGAAGCCGTTATGAAGAAGTACAAGAGCAATCTAATATTAAGGAACGCTCTAACGGGATTATATTTTCAGCAGGCCCCGCAAAATGCTATCAGTCCTTATGGAGTATTCTATTTTAATGGTACAACCTACGAAGAGATTATGGGCGACGCAGACGATGTTATCGCTACCGTAGATTTGCAGTTTAATCTGTTCAGTTCCGCCGATGATGGTGGTCAGGACATAGCGATATTAGCAGAGCAGTTAGATAATTGTTTTAACTGGCAGGAACTATATGCTGATGGCTATCACCATATAAAGATGCAGAGAGAGACTATTGTGGACGTAGGGTTTGTAGATGAGGTGTGGCAGATAACGATTATGTATAGTTTGGCAATACAAAAGGAGTAACTTATGGCTGTTTTTCACGGCAAGCGAGGGGCGGGCAGCTTTACCGGCCTGACCTTTGATATAATCAGTTGGACACTAACAGTGACCGCTGATATGGCGGGTAGTTCGGTAATGGACAATAGTGCGTTGGGAGCCACAAAACACTGGAAAGGATATGTGTCCGGCCACAAAGACTGGACGGCTGTAATAGAGTGTGTCTTGCCGTTAGCTGGTATGGGTGCGATGACAGTGTGCGGGACAGAGGCGGAACTAACTATAACTATTGTAGATACGGGCGCAAGAATATATAAAGGCAATGCTATCTGTACCGGCATCGGGCCATCGGCGTCCGCTACTTCTCTCGGAGCCTGTACTTTATCATTTCAGGGGACAGACCAGTTAGAAGAGAACGCTAACGTATAAGGAGACGTTATGGCTATTTTACACGGTAAACAGGGTAACATATCTTTCGCCGGTGGTGACGTTGCTAATGTAACTGCATGGAGTGTCGAAGTCACTTGTGATGTGGCGGAGAGTACGATAATGGATGATTCGCTCGTAGCTGCAACTACGCACTGGAAGGAATACAAAGCGGGCTTTCTCGATTGGACGGCCACGATAGAATCCGATTTCAATTCGACTGGGTTAGACCCCGATTTGGCTACCGATTTTTCGACAGACCCCGATGGGATTGCGGTCGTTTTAGAAAGTACTACTGCGGCGACAGGAGGCAGGAAATATACTGGCAATGGTATGGTGATTGGTATTTCGGTAACTGCTGATAAAAATGATATTATCAAGGTAACATACGCCGTTCAGGGTTCCGGTGCATTAGTTGAGGCGGCGGTAATTTAGGAGATAATTATGGCAATTTTACACGGTAAATCTGCAAATATATATTGGGACTCGCAGACAACGGATACCCTTGTAGCGGAAGGGCAATCATGGACGCTTGATGTGACCCGCGAAGTGGCTGAAGCGACTGCTATGCAGGCTACCTGGAAAACTTATTGGACTGGCTTTCAGGACTGGACGGTTGTTGTTAATTGTTTGTTACCAATTGCCGGAAGTTCGATTCCATTAGAGGGGGATGGTACACCGTTATCAATCGGAGACCAGACTACTGCGAGACTGGAATTGTATCTTGTATGGGACACGGTAACACCTGCATATACGACTTTGTATGGCGAGGCCTTCGTTTCAGGAATAGTATATGGGGCGACGGTGAATGGTATCGCTACGGTAACTTATACTTTTCAGGGTTCCGGCCAGATAGTATGGGCGGCATCGGCGGGAGTAAGACCATAAAGGAGAGAAAATGAAAACAATTACAATAGGCGGTACGAAATATACTTTTTCAGAACTTACCGTTGAAGATTTAACATTGATAAGAGATAGAATAAAGAAAGCGAAAGAAGCCGAAAGAAAAAAGATTCAAGATAGGCAGATAGCAACCACTGAAAGACTTGGCGATATTGACCCGTTAAAACTATTAGAGTATTTGGATAAACCAGTTCAAGAACATGAAATAGACGGGGGAATGGATAGTCTTGATAGTATCGCCTATGGGATTTATTTGGGAATAAAGAAAAAGCATTCTGATATTACAGAGGAAATAATAAAACAATCACTTACCCCAAAGGAGTTAATAGCTATCGGGGATAAGATTGTTCCATTACCGGAAGAACCTCCCAGCATATCTGTCGATATGAAAGTACTTGGACATGAAGTTAAATTGGCCGATGGAAAAACTACTACTATCAATGAGTTGATTGTAGAAGCTCGCAAAAAAAAACGGACACGGACTCCGAAAAAGAAGAAATAGAATGGGAAACAGTAAAAGCGATAGTATGTAGATTTTATAGTTTTAGCGAAAGCGAAGTAATGTCAATGACTTATACAAAATTTATGGAAAAGCTAAGGCAGATAAGCATAATTCATAAATTGGAATACGGTGAGGAAGGCAAAGAAGACAGAGAAGTTTCTTTGACTGGCGAACAAGGTGCTATACTTGCAAGAAGGATGTTTCCTAAAGGAAAACCATAATGCCAAGATTGGGCGAAGCTTGGGTAAATATCAGAGCGAATCTTAAACCCTTACAGGCAGGGCTGCGTAAGGCATTTAGGTCTGTCTCTGATATGTTAAGACGTATTACCCACACTATTATCAGGGCAGGCAAATGGGCGACGATAGGATTCGTGGCTATAAGTACGGCTGCGGTCAAGATGGCTATGGATGTCGAAGAATCCGAGAACCTCTTTGAAGTATCAATGGGTCAAATGGCGGCGGCGACCCGCAACTGGTCCGAGCAACTTTCAGCAGCACTTGGCCTTAATGCTTTCAATATACGCAGATATGTTGCTACTTTTAATGTAATGCTGGAAAGTATGGGAATTGCCCCAAAAAAGACAGCAGAGATGAGTAAAAAATTAGTTGAACTTACCTATGACATGGCCTCATTTTACAATCTCAAGGCTGAGGAAGCGTTTGAAAAAATACAATCTGGAATTACAGGGATGGTAATACCATTGAAACGATTAGGCATTCTTGTTAGCGAAACTACAGTAAAGCAATGGGCGCTCAATCAAGGAATGATTGAAGGCAAAGAACAACTAACGGAAATCCAAAAGGTTATGGCCCGCTTTGGCGTTATTCTACAACAGACGACTAAATCGCAAGGCGATTTGCAGCGAACAGTAGGCAGTGCAACGAATGTATGGCGTTCTTTTAGAACGCAAATTGCTAATGTTGCTACTCTTTATGGCACTGAATTATTACCGATATTTACAAAAGCATCCAAAATAATGCGGGATTGGCTGATAGAAAACAGGGAGAAATTTGTAGAATGGGGCAAAGCTGTCTCCGATGCTTTAATAACGGTTGCTGCCCATATTCACGCCACTATTGATGTTATAAGAGAAGGAAGATTAGAGGATGTTATAAGAGTATGGACTCAAAAGATTATCTGGATATTTAGAGAAATGTGGAAGATTATGAAAGCCGATGTTTTTCCTGCCGGCGAAAAAATTGGTAAAGCATTAGGCAAAGGTATTATGACAGGGCTTGCAAAAGAATTTCCTCGATTGCGGGCAATGTTTACAGGTATTGAATATTTGGCGCAGACTAAATCAGCAAGGGAATTTGCAACCCAGAAAATTGGCGGACAACAAGCGACACTGAGGCTTACAACAGAAGAGCGTATAGCGAGAAGACAAGTTGGAGAGTTTTACTAATGGCAGTTTCAGAAGATTGGACATCCAGAGGGATGCACATAACCAAAGAAGGTACTACCATCACGCAGATTTTTACCTGTTCTGATGATGATATTAATGCTGGCGGTGATGGCACTACTGCCTTACCGATATTGGGATTGGCGTGGTCGCCATACCGAGAGGACTTACGAGTTACCGATATTCGTTATTGGTGGCTCAATAATAAAAACGCCCGTGTCGAAATATTGTATTCTACGCAGGGGTTGGCATATCCGAGAAACTTGCCGGATAAAATGTCATCTATAACTACTTTATTCGATTTTAGTTACGAGCCAATCCAGCTTAACAACGCCGACGATAAATACTGGGATTTTACCGACAACGCAGGGGCGGGCGGCCTGACTACCTGGGGCAAAAAGTTCTCAATCAAATATACCGCCTGGGCGGCAGAAGCACAGGTAGCGGGTTATATCAGGACTAATGATTTTGTAATTTATAGATGTACTACAAACCATACCGGAGCGGCGGATAACGAGCCAGGGACAGGCGCTCTCTGGACTGATGTTTGGGAACCGCTTATCGAATTGCCGCCCGTTCCGAAACCTGCCGCCAATATAGTAATGGTTGAAAAGATGAATCTTAACACTTGGGATTGGAATGCTATTAAAAATACTATCGGCAAAGTAAACGAAAGCGATTGGTTAAAAGCATATATCAAAAAACTTCGAGACCGTCGAATTGCGTGGGTGGATGTAACCGGAGACGATACCGGCAAGTGGCTGTTTTCGGGCTTTCATTGTGATGAGATAGGATATAGAAATTACGAAGTTACGCTAACATATATTTATAATTACGACGGCTGGAATACGCCTTATAGTCTAACGCTTGGTATTTACGAAACGGCTAATTTCGATGTGCTTCCTTATCCTGATGACCCTGACGATACTGTGAATGACGGATTGAGATGAACGAATTAAAAAAGATAGAACGCTGGCGAGATATTACCCCCGACGTGGTTAATAAATTAGTTGACCGTATAAATATCAATTCTAAAATTACAGGGTCAAAAGGAATCAGAGTTGTTACTTCGCCGATGGGGACTCATATATCAAGCCGTATGCCGCCTGCAAGGGCAAGAGATGTTGATATTAGTAATCGTGGCTATTCTGTTCAAATCCAAGAAGGCGGTATACCTTCTAACGCTACCGGCCCTTTTACCTGTAAACTATTAGACCAGGATGGCAATGAAGTTGGTGCTGCGATTGATGTTTACCCACGCACTCATTTGGGTACTAACGATTTCGATGGCGATGTCTGGCCTGATTTAATTCAGGGAGATAAGTTGGCTGTCTATAAAGACTGGGACGGTAAGTGGTATTTCCCGTTTGTGTTTGATGATGGTACGGCTTGCTAATGATTTATATGAAAGACGGAAAACTTTTAGTGGCTGCTGGTGGGTTATGTTCAAGTTGTTGTACGCATTGGTGTACTACTCTTTGCGCTTGTAATTATTCAGGTAATGATTGCAGTTGTATGGCAGCTAATGAAACTCCAACTCATTTATGTATCGAATTTGCGGATGTCAGATTTTGTACTGGCGGTGCTCTTATTACAGAATTGAATGGTAGACATTGTATTGTGCAAAACGTAGGAGCAGGACTTGGTAATTGTTATTATGATAAGGCATTAACTATATCAGGGAATGCTTGCGAGATTCAAGTAAATATATGCGCAGATAATAATATGGCAGTTGCAGTACAGCATCTATCCTCCAGTAAATATTATTACCATACAGGAATTATAGGTTGCTGTACTGCCGAGACTACCAATAGTTATATTGGCGCTGTCGCTTGTGAGGCGGCAAATGTTATAGGATATGATGGCACTGCTGATATTTACGACCCGTGCACGGGAGCATTGATATAATGGGATGTTGTGGCAAAAAAATAAAGAATATAATAACCGGCTGGTATAATCTGGCAATAGGTTTTACCAATGAGGATATACAAAAGAGAATAAGTATTTGCAGGAATTGCGGCGATAACCGCTGGAAAGGACTAAGGATGTGGTGTAATCAATGCCACTGTTATATTCCCGCAAAAGTGCGAGTCAAAAAAGAAAAATGCAAATTAGATAAATGGTAAAAGGAGATATATAATGGCTGTAAGAACTTGGGATTATGGTGCGTCGACAACGGTATGGACTACTGCTGCGAATTGGACGGCGGACACTGCACCTGTTGCGGCAGATGAGGTTGTTTTTGATACGACATCCGTTGTTGCTCCGCTTACCGGGATGGCGATAGGTAATACTGGCGGTATTGATTTTGACCTATTGCATTTCAAATCCACTTACACGGGTGGTATAGGTGCGACACAAGTACCATTACATACCTCTGCACAAAAGATAATCATCGAAGGTTCTGGTACTTATTATATTGAAATATCTGAAACTGCCGTTGGTGCACATCAAATTGTACCAACGATTATCGTTAATAATGCTGCCGCTATTGTATATTTGACAGGCGAAGAATGTGATGCTGATTGGGTTTGTGAAGTAACAAATCTATATACAATAGCCGGCACTGTTTATATAGGTTATGATGGAACGGCGGAAAAAAGTTTGGCCGTTCAATACCTTCACGTCTCACCCACAAATAACAAATCTTCAAATGTTGCTTTAACGATACATAATGATTGTGAACGCATAAAGGCCACAACGTATGCGATGACGATTTATATGGCTACCGGCGTTGTTGTTTGCGATAGTGCCATAGCATTGCTTGAAATGAATGGCGGGACGTTTACTCTTGGCACAGAAGGCGGAGGCGGTACTACCGACCAATTATTAACTCTGTTGAGACTACATAAAGGGACTTTTAATTGGGTGCCGGAATCAACAGGCGGCGCACCGTCTATTACAACCGCCCATATATTCGGCGGAACTTTCGATGCAAATTCGACCGTAAATGATGATGTGAGCAAAATAATTACGACTATGCATGCCTATCCCGGCGCCGTAATAAATCTGAATAATAATATGGGGACAATAGACGTACCCACTCTTTACAATTACGGGGCGGAAATAACCTTAGATAAGGGAATCAAGCTCGATATAGACCCGGCTACCGTTTATAATCAGCCATAGTAATATTTGATTTAGCTATCTTGCTTAACCGCCCACTCCTGTCTAAAAGATATAGGTATCTCTCGTCAACGGCAATGGCAATATATATACTTGTTCTTGTTGGTCTTATTCCCTGCCGCTGTGAGAAGCGGGATGGTCTAACTTCACCAAGCTCAAGACCTTCCTTGCGCTCCTCAAGTTGCCGTTTGTGTATCGCCATTCTTTGTTCCGTAGTTAGAGGTTTTTGTCTGGCATAAGCAAGACCGGCAATTATTATCACAAACGCTACCATACTACATATAATAGTTTTCATTTTCGCTCCTTTACTTTTTAGTTTTCATTTTGATTTTTGTGGTACTGCGTATCCTTTTAATTATCTATATAAACAATATGAGTAAACCGCCGACCGTTCTCTATAATCCTTTTTGAATCGTGTAGTGTAAAAGTGAACTTGATGGCTCTTGTGCTATGACCTTTAGCGTGTTCAGCATCTACGAAAATATTATTTCCTGAAAGCCAATCCAGCTTTTTGTTGTTCCATTGCTCATATTCTATCTTGAAAGCACTTATTCCTTTAATCATATACCTTGTTAAATCCTGTTCTGAAGTAATGTCTAAAGGCAGCAAATTCCCTCCCGCCCATCTAAGCTTAGTCCCAAAAATGTTTTTGCATTCAGCTCTAAATTCATAAAAAGACATCTGACAATATTCACCTAATTTTAACGCAGGCGGATTTTGCAATAAAGAATCATCGGAAGTCAATATCATTTGTCCTCTTGACAATATTGGCTCACCTAAAATATCGTTCCCTTTTTCATCTTTATCTATTACTACATCGGTTATGCCATAAAATATACTTGCAAGATTACCGCATATTGTTTTGGAGAATATATCACCGTTAGGGTCTTCATAAGGATATTGTCTAAATGATTGAAAATCTCCAGTTGCAAGGAATACGATGCGGTCTGGCCATACTACAATAGGCATACCTTTATGGACACCTCTGAAGTCGATATTTAATTGGTCAGTAAGGGCTCGTAGGTTTCGCATAATTTCAGCATTTGCAATTCCAATGCGAAAAGCCCCTATACTGACTTTGAAAATTATGCCTGCAAAGAAAATTACCATAGCCAAAATTGCAGTAGCAACTATAAGTTCTATCAGAGTAAAACTGGATTGCTTGGCTTTCATTTTCGCTCCTTTCAAATAACCTGATTATAACAGAAAATTTATTCTTTGCAAGTTAAATCTTGCCCATAGAATAGTTTTTTTTCGCACGAGGATGCGTCCTAAGGCGTTTTCCTAAGATATTAGTAGATTTATATGAGTGAGGGCTGAATTAGCCATTATTTTACCTACAAATTAGGCGGTAAGCTGGTATCTCTATCAGGTAAATTATCATAAGCCCTTTGTACTACTGCCTTTGTTAAACCTTTAGCCTTCCTGCGCTTCTTTGTAAGTTTTACTCGTCTTTTATAACCTATTTTTGGCATAAGTTTATAAATAATTGCTTTACGTCTTCAATGCTCATATCTATTGCTTGTTTATTAGTTATCCGCACCACTTTCATTTTTCTTGCTGTCCTGAGCCAATTGTCTCGATGCCTGTCTTTTCTTCGTTGTTCAGGGCTATTGTGGTATTCCCCATCAATCTCAATACACAATTTCCTGCTCGGTAAGTAGAAATCGACAATTGCAAAATAGCCCCCTTTTATAAATCCCCGCTGAAATTGAAACTTTACAGGGCACGCAACCCTCATTTTATCTTTGAATATCTTTTCGGCCCAAGTTGCATTTTCCCTCAATTTTAGCACTCTTGCGGTAACTACTTTTCTTTTGGCTCTCATACTCTTACAAGTTGAGGCCATCCGTTTTTTGCTTACTTCCTTTTTCTGAAGCTTCTTCTTGTGCTTTCCACAATAGTAATGTCTGTTTTCAGAACACCAAAACTTTACCCATTTTCTACAGTTTTTTGACCAATAACATCTTTGTGTATTAGTCGCTTTCCTAAGTCTTGTAAATTGCATTTTGCTTTCCCGGTAATGTAGGCGCAGGAATAGCCCATAAGCAAAAAGCTTACAGACTAACTTTCCCGTATAAAGCAGTATGCAGGAAAAGTGCCCATCCCTAACGTTACTTCGCTGACTAAGCTGGTTTGGAAATAGGGGCCAACCACGCTAAAAGCGGGACACAGTAGGCTCTCTGCGCCTCTTGTTAATAAAGTCGTTTGCCGATTTCTTCCGGCTTACGGCAAAGCCCTTGCCTGTCCGCAAACAGGTCTTATATTTAATTGTAAAAAAAGCCCGTCAGCCCCAACATCGCTGCCAAGGCCAACGAGCCTATAAACACCTAATCCGTTAAGTAATGTACTATCCATATATATTATCCGACTTTCATCGGGCATTATACCATAACTAAAGACGCCTGGCAAGACAAAAATAAAAAATATTTTCACTTTTTTTCTTGCTTTTTGGGGCAAATAACCGATAATACTGTTTTTAAGACAGAGACGCTATGAATGAATTAGCCCTGAAACTTGACTTACCTAAAATCCCAAAAAAATGGAATTATGACAAATCGACAGCGAAAATCAAAACTTACATTTATAAATGGAAAATGCTAACAAAGGAAATGGCAAACGAACTATGGATTGCAAGAGAGAAATTATCAATACCCCCAGAAAAGGCTGCCCAAAAACATGAGACAAATGACCCACGATTTAATTGGACTAATTATTGCAAAGAAATAGGCAGTTGCCGCAGGTCGGTTAATCGCTGGCTTGCCTTATGGTTTCCAAAAACTCTCCTTGAGCCAGATATAGATAATAATGCACCGCTCGGGGGTAAATATTTCAAATTGGGCGTGGGTGATATAAACAATCCACCAAAATTCATACCATCAAAAGTTGATTACATCATTACCGACCCGCCATACGGCAGAGAGTTTCTTGGCTTATATGCACAACTGGCTAAATTTGCTGCCAACACGCTTAAGAAAACTGGCTCTTTAATATTTATGACAGGACATAGTTATTTACCTGATATTTTCCGAATTTTAGAACAATGTATAGAATTAACATATTACTGGACATCAGCATATCTTACACCAGGACAAGCCCCAGCCATTTGGGGCAAGCGCATAAATAGCAATTGGAAGCCTTTAATTTGGTATATACGAAACATTAAACCGGAAAGAACGGTTACGGATGTTTTCAAAAGCGACAGAAACGATAAACGATTTCACGAGTGGGGACAAAGCATTAGCGGAATGGCCGATATTATAGAAAAGATAACAAAGCCGACCGATGTAATAATTGACCCGTTTTTAGGAGGCGGAGCGACAGCAGAAGCAGCAGTGCGATTAAAACGCTTCATATATGGATTTGATGTTGATGTGAAAGCCATTGATATTACAAAAACAAGATTAAGAAAGATTAAAACAGATGACGAGACAAGAGCGTAGTGGTTGGAGAGATGAATGGATAAGTAGAAAGCATCGGGAATGGGGTAGTTCATTAGGATTGGTTGATATAGATTGGCTTGTCATTGAATATAGTGAAAAAACGCCAAAAGCAATTATCGACTACAAAAATAGTGCTATAAAAGAGATAAATCTTAATGAATCAATTTATGTTGTTCAAAGAAAACTCGGTGATATGGCAGGCCTCCCTGCATTTATAGTATGGTATTCCAAAGACCCTATTTGGTTTAAGATATTACCACTTAATTCCTTTGCAAAAAATTATATCGGACGGCCTTGTTTTGAAATGACCGAGGAAGAATATGTAGCATTTTTGTTTGAAATTCGAGGCCGACAAAATTGCATATAATTAGAGCCTGAAAATCACAAACCTATACCCAACAATAAAGCCCTTGAATTGTCTCTGAAAATACCTCTCCTGTAAGCCCTTGCCATATAACAGTTTATAAGTATTTTCAAAATCTCCAAAGATTTTACTTGTATTTTCGGGCCAGGTAACCGATAATATGTTTATGAGAATTGTTGCGAACAATCCAAACCAAACTAATCAGCCCAGCCGGTTTTGCACTTCCGCTTCGCAACGGTTCTCACTACCGGCCTGGGCTTTTTTGAAGGAGTGAAGATATGAGTTTAGAAAAAACTTTTCAGGCAAAACTCAACCAAATAGACCTCCAAGGTAAATGTCAACACAAAAACACTTATAAGCAAAAACACGTTGGAATGATACCTCATAAAATATTTACTATCTGTATAAGATGTGGAAAAATAGTATCGTCTAAACCCGTAGTATCTTAACCGCCCCCCTGGGCTTTTATTGAAGGAGTGAAGTAAGAGTAAAGCAGAAAGGAAAGGTGGATTATGGCAAAAGTAGGACGTACAAAGTTTAGAGGTTATGTGTCTTCCGAATTTTTAGAAGATGCAGCAAAAAGAGCAGATAAGACTAAAAGAGAGATTTCGATTTGTGAAAGTGTTGAGGGCAAACACTTTTATACTTTGTTTACTGACCTGGGCAACAATGACGAGGCAATACTGATTATAAGCCCAAAACTCTAACGCAAGAGCTTTACTCTTGCCCCTGCCTCGGCAGTGGAAACGCATTTACTACGCACACTGGCCGGGGCAGAGGGTTTATTAGCTCAGGGCCGGGGCTTATGAAAGACTTTGACGCAATTAAAATGTTGGCCAAGTATTCGCTGAAGGAATTACGCAGGCGCCAATGGATAGCCGATGAGCAGGCAAAAACTGCTTATGATACACGAAACATTACAGCCCTCGAGCAGATACAGCACCAGACAGATTTGTTGGCGGCGGCAGTGGATTTGCGATGTTTTGTACGGGCTTTAGAATGATAACTTTAATTTGAGGTATAAAATGACTTTGCAGGAAATTGAAACGAAATTACTTTCGATTCTGGAAATTAAACGAATCAAAAAGGGGCTATCAAGGGAAGAGGCCATTACTCGCACCAAGTTAAACCTGAAATATCGAAACAAAAACGGCCACTTGAGAAAAGGTAGCTACTATGTCAACAGTAGCGGTGGCTGGAATAAAGTAAAGAATTAGGCTTTAGAATGATAACCTATTGAGGTGGTAAAATGACGGTACAAGAATTGATTAACCAATTATATAATTATCCGGCAGATTTATCAGTTTTAGTACAGCACGGGGCAAAGTGGAATACCGAAGAAGTAAATAGCATAGAGAGCAATATTGAAGAGGATAAAGATGTTGTGATATTACGACTTGCCCCAGATTGAAAACAAGGGTATCAAACTACCTAAGTGAAATATAAACGCTTTAGAACGAGGCTGGCGAGCAGGAATAATAAGGATTTAAGGCAAAAAGATGATAATGGCAATGAAAAATAAAGTAAAACGGATTTGCACCGACCGCATCCCAAATCATTCTGAGGCAAGGAGAGCACTTAAGCAATTAAAGGAAAATCCAGAAATATGCGAAAGTTGTAAAATAGAACCTTGTACGCTTGCCATATATATTTGGGGCAAGCCGGGTAATAAGGATTTGAGCGAAAGCAGGTGAAAAATGAGTGAATTACCAAAGAAACTCGTAATAAACCAAAAGCGAACTGATATTGGTTTTTTGGATGAGATGGGATTGTTTAATCATATTCAAACATTGGAACTTGCTACCGAAATCCTTCATCGCTACGACTGCTACGATGACTTGGTGGACGTAGTAAGGGCAGTAAAACAGAGGATACATTTTATAGGTTTATCATCCGAACCAAAAGACTGGGCGAAAGAAGTTGCGTTAATTGAAGCCGCCCTTGCCAAAGTAAGAAGTAAAAAATGAGTCTTGATACTGACCTTATAAAATTAGACCCTGATGATTTTAGTCTTAATGGAAAGAGGCGAAAAATGAATGAAGAAAAAGCAAAAATAGAACAAATAATCAAAGTAAAATATCCAACTTGCCTCAAAGACTTAAAAGTCGGCGACATTGTTATAACTGCCGAACTGCATCAAATCAAGCAAATAGACGATAGACATTGTATTGAATGTACGGATATCGGAGAACCCTATCCTTATGTTAAGCATTTAGGATGGGGACAGCAAGGAATATTAAAAGTCATCGGAGGGGTTAAAGTTAAAGGAAATAGTGGGAGAAAGAGGAGAACAAAGTGAACACAATGATTAAGACACTGGCTTATTGGAAAGAGCGTGCCGTAACCGTGCGACAGATGATAGAGGAGTTCGTCGGTTCGGCGGCACACCTGAAAGAATTGAAAGGAGCACTGAAACACGCTTATCGTAGAATTGAGCAGATTGAGCGACGGGTGCTGGTCTGTGTGGTGTTGCTGGTTCTGCTGCTGGTCCAGGGCTGCCAGCTTGCCAAAGGCGGCCTACGGGACATAGGCTGTACGGCCAACAAGCTTGCAGACAATATCACTGGAGAGCAAGAACAGGAATAAATCAAGGGGACAACGGAGTGCCCCTGCAGTAATAACATAAAGTAGAAAGGGAGATTATGGCAACCAAAACAATTGGAACGATTCATCCAAAAAGAACGATGTTTCTTAGACACGCTGTCGGAAATATAAAGGATAGTGAAAGCAACGAATATGAAGCAACCGCAAACGTAAGCGATATGAGCCCAATTATTTGTAGCAAGCAAACTGGGAAATATTTTACCCTGAATTGGGACGATATTGTAAGACTTGCCATAGACGCAGGAGTAGACGAAGACGAATAGCTCTTTATAAACTTAATAGGCCAGCGGCGGCGTATGTGAAACGCAGTTCAGGAAGAGACGCAGTGAACTTCTTAATGAATGAGCCGAGGTTACTGCTACCGGTAGGCTGAGTAGGTTAGAATCCTGCCCGCTGGCTTATGCAATAATAGATAGAAAGGAAAGATAATGCAAGTTCACGAAGAGTTTATGACCCATAAATTGACGTTGATTTTTGAAACCGGCAAACAGGTTAAATTGACAAAAGAAGAGTCAAAAGAGCTTGAGAAGTGGTTTATCAACAAACAAAACGAAAGGCAGTAATAGCTTTTCATCAATAACATAGAAAGGAAAAACGATGGCAACGGATACAGAATTTGTGAAAGCTACAAGAGAAAAGATTAGCGTTTACGAGGCTTCGATTAGGCAACTTACGGCTATGAGAGAAGACTTGATTTGTGCTTGCGACCGTATTGAAGAACAACAAAAGGTGGTAACGGAGTTTATTATTAAAGCCGAAGAAACACTTAAATAGCTTTACTTCGTCCTCCTCCGAAGCCAGGGTCGGCATTGGCTGGCCCTGAGTTTTTTTGAAAGGGAAAAAATGACTACTTCAGGCGAATATTATGTTTATTACCTTTGGGAAAAATACAACGAGGAAATACGACGAGAACAAACCCAAAAACGAATAAAGCAAGAGAAAGAAAAGGCAAAAACTAAATAGCGCCTTCCAAACCCCACCGCAACGGTGGGTTGGTATTTAGTGTGGGCGGTCAGCTTGGTTTGGGTGTGGCCGTTGGCTGGCCGCCTGTATTTGAAAGGTTGAAATAATGGCTAAAACAAATATAGACAAAAAGATTGAAGATGCGGACATCATAGTTGACTTATCTGGTGGGCGGTTGCTGATTCAAAAACTACACAAGCGGATTAAGCAATTCAAGAAGACAATTGAGGCGATGGCAGGACAG